GAAACACAGATAGCCGAGATTGAATACAATCAAAAGACCTTCGGGCAGGAAATCGAAATGGTTCTCACGGTGGATTCCGTGTTGAGTGCGACCGCAGAGGTCAATATTCGGCTGACCGTTGACGATGACACCGACCTTGAAATGAACGTGACGGAAAGCAAGTCGATGTTAGGCGAGAGGGTTTTCCATTGTTCGAACCCTCAAAACGTTCTTGGGGAAGGAAACCACATCGTCAAAGCATATATGACCGTGACGGATTCCCCTTTGTTATGGAGTGATATTAAATGAGTGCGACAATAGGCAAGAACGATATAAAATTATCTGTTTTCGGTCGGGGATTTGAGGACGAGCGAACAGATTCGGGGACGGGAGAATCCGCACCCGATGAAATATTGAATTTTCCGATTTATCACGCTTGTTTTGACAATACGGGTGCTTATTGTTGGCTTGTTACCGAAGAAGGGTTGAAGAAATACGAAACCGAGAATTGGACAGATGTCGGACAGAGTATTGTTTCGGACGGTTCGGTTTTGCTTTTGCACCCTTCGAACGTTGCGAACAATTATGGACTTGCCATTGTGGATTCTTCCGAGATTGTTTTGTTTGACCTAACGAGCGACACCGTACATCAGACCGCTTCGGGGACATATACAGAGCTTGTAAGAAATTTGGTCTATGATTGCATTTTGACGGGCGATCAGTTCAAAATTATTGCTCTTGCGAAGGTAAACACGAACAATCCAATCATCACGATTGACAAGAACGATTTAAGTTTTTCAACGGTCGCAACAAGCGGGGTCGCACCCGACGGATTTATAAACGATTCGTTGATTTATGCGACCTATTCACGAGAATGGTTCTATCAAGCGTCCGTTGCTTACGGCTTGAACCTTGACGGGTCTGTTGACTGGCAGACGGACGGAATAAACCGCAACGATGATGCAGGTCAATGGGGATTCGGTACAAACGGACGCTTGATTCTTCCTGTTAAAGTCTACGGAGCTTGGCGGTTCGGAATATTTGACGGAACAACCGCACCCGTCCTTGTACCGCCAAAACCCGCAAAGACTTTCGGAAGGTTCAAAAATATGCCCGACCCTTATTATGCTTACGGTTTCCCTTGGGGGTTAGCATACGCAGACGGGCGGGGCGAATTATGTGTGATGACTTCCGAGGGATTGTTTTATACGGACTTGAACGAAGTCATAAAACTTGAAACCGAGTTCCGCAAACCGTTGTCAATGAGAAACGGAAAAGTTATCTGCACCGACTACACCAATTCAAAGGGTTACATTTACGGGTATTAAACTATGGCACAATACACACCAAACTACAATCTCGGCAAACCCGAGGAAACAGACCCGTTCGAAGATTTTCGGGCATTGTTCAATGACAATATGGACAAGATAGACCAAATAGGCGGGTCGAGGGTTGACTATCTCACCGTGATAGACGGGAAAGTCAACATCATTTTCGATGACGGGAATTGAAAGGGGAGCAAATGGCAACAGTAACAGAACCTATAGCACTCGATAAGAGCATAAATACCACAGAACAGACACCGAGAAATATTGCGGATGTGTTGGCAGAGGAATTGAAGGGGATTGCAGGAGCGATAACCACATCCGAGAGCGTAGAGGATATTTTGTCCGATATGGCTACTACGAAGGACGCACAGATCATCGGCGGAACGGCTGTATTTGATACCGTAGACGGTAATCTTGTGAAGGCTTTAAAAGTGGCGATAACTCCCTCACAGGCAGGGAGCGGAACACCCTCACCTTCCAACATAAGACCGATAAGCGGATATACGGAAGAGGTTATATCTGTAAAAGATAGCACCGATACCACGCAGGAAACCTACACCATCCCTTTTAATCAGACCGTCTACGGGGGAACGCTTGATGTGCTGACAGGGGAGTTGACGATTGACAAGGGGGTTATCACGCTGAACGGAACGGAGAATTGTTCGAAATCTGCTGTGACCGATAGTGATACATATATGTACACGATAAACACCGCTAATTTTGACAGTCCTTTTATTCTTTCGGCTTTCCAATATACAGAGCCAAATCCGAATTATCGTGTCGGCTATGCGTGGAGAGGTTCAAGTAATACGCAGATAAGAATAGGTTTTGCCGAGTACGGAACATCAACGATTGAATCTTGGAAAGCGTGGCTGTCTGACAATCCCTTGCAGATATGTTACACCCTTGCCACCCCTACCACATTATCTCTCACACCGCAGACCGTGAAAGCACTTGTGGGCGAGAACCATATCTCCGCAAGCACGGGAGATGTGACGGAATGCAAATTCTCGATGTTGATTAATGGCGATGACTTGGAAATGCTTTTGAGTTAGGGGGAGAAAATGGAGACAATAGTTTCGTCAATTATAACAGGCGTAGTCGCCCTCGTTACTTGTCTAATCACACAGGCTTTTGCCAATCGCAAGACGACCGCTCTAATCGAGTATAAACTCGACGAACTAACGAAGAGGGTCGACAGACACAACAACGTCATCGAGAGGACGTACAAGCTCGAGGAACAAACCGCCTTGCAGGAAGAAAAAATCAAGGTGGCAAATCATAGGATTGATGACTTGGAAAGGAGCAGATCAAATGATTTCAAATAAGGTTTATGACGCGTTGAAGTTCGTTGCACAAATCGTGTTGCCTGCGCTCGGGGCGTTATATTTCGCACTCTCGCAGATTTGGGGTTTGCCCTACGGTGAACAGATAGTCGGAACGATAACCGCGATTGACGCTTTCCTCGGTGCGCTCTTGGGAATCAGCACCGCGCAATACAAGAAAGGGGCAGGAAATGGAACTCCGAGGGATTGATGTTTCTTCTTGGCAGGGATTGATTGATTGGAAAAAGGTCAAGGCGTCGGGCGTTGTATTTGCAATCCTCAAGGCAGGCGGAAGCGACGCGGGACGGTATAAAGACCGCTACTTCGAGAAGAACTACGCAGAGGCGAGAGCAAACGGGATTAAAGTCGGGGCGTACTACTTCAACGGCAGGGCTTGCACTTCCTACGAGGCGGGAAGAGCCGACGCGAATCATTTCCTTTCGCTTATAAGCGGGAAGAGTTTCGACTATCCTTGTTATTCTGATCTCGAAGCTCCGACATCGGCAACGAGGAACGGAAACACCGACGCGGTCATTTCATTTTGCGAGACGGTGAAGTCCGCAGGATATAAAGCGGGGGTCTATGCTTCCGACATTTCGGGTTTTAAAGATAGGCTCGATATGAGCCGTCTTTCGATGTATGACAAATGGGTCGCAAGATATGGCTCGTCGCCCAAGTATGCGACCGTTTTCCAAGTGTGGCAATATTCGTCATCGGGCATTATAGACGGGATAAAGGGCAAATGTGACGTTGATATTTCATATTGTGATTATTCGTCGCCCGTCATCGAAGTGTACAACCTTTGGGGAGCGGACTTCGCACCCGTTTTCAATCCCGAGTTTTATTCGAATTTCTATCCCGATTTAAAGCAGGCTTTCGGGGACGACCATTCCGCCTTGTGGGTTCATTTCCAAACCTTTGGGATGAACGAAGCGAGACAGGCTTCCGCAGAGTTCAACGTCACAAAGTACCGTGACCGATACCCCGATTTAGAGAAAGCCTACGGAGACAACCTTCCGTTGTATTATTGGCATTATTGCTATTTTGGCAAAAAAGAAGGTCGTTCGGGTCTTTGACCCTTTCGATATATCCACTTTTTCCCTCATCATCACCCCTTGCGGTCTCCGTACCGTGAGGGGCTTTTTTACTTGAGCAAAAACTTGAGCAAGACACACCCGCGCAAATAGTGGTATAATTTGCAAAGTCCCGAAAATACGGACTATGTGAACCCCTGCGAACTCACACGGAAAAAGGGAAAAGACCTCGTGTCTCACTTAAAAACCGCATAAATCAAGAGGTTTAAGGCGTCACTTGAGCAAAAACTTGAGTGACGTCTATTTTTGTGCGATTTGACAATGCTACGAAAACGTAGTATAATGTATTATGTAACCAAGAAACGCCAACATGAAAGGAGAAGTCAACATGGCAAAAGAATTTAAGGTTATCGCAGAAACAGAAAAGGCATTCCGCTTCATAGCAAAGTACGAGGATTTCGACGGCGGTTTGCAGAAATGGAAAGACGCTTTCTATGAGGTATGGCGTCACCAACTCACCTACTCGTTTGCATACGAGATCGAGATTCGGGAGACCCGCGCGGGCGTCCGCCTGTCGATGTTAGTCCGCGAATCGTACAAGGAGCAGGCGAAGGGGCTTGAAGAGTTGGGCTATCGCTTCACGATTGAGGAAGAGGAAGCGGGCGTCGTGTCTGACTACGATATGCCCGAAGGCGTCGAGACCTTGTTCGTCGAATAAGAGACGAGGGGGAGAAATCCCCCTCTTTTCTTTTTGAAAAAATTCATTTTTGGGGTTTACAATACTACGAAAACGTAGTATTGTAATAATGTACCACCAATAATCACACAGGAAGGGGACACAAAATGAAATCATTCAGAGGTTCGGTCGAAGGCTTGATCGTCGCAACATACCGCAAAGGGAAATTCACTTGGAATTGTAGAATCGTAGACGGTTTCTATTGTGCCACATTCCACAACGGGAGACAGACTTCACAGACCTACTACTCGCAGGACAAGAACGAAATCAACGAACTAATCAAGAAAGAAATCGCAGACGGTTTCAAGAGAGTTTGAAAGGGGCATAACATGGCAGAGTTAATCAGAATCGACAGGAACGGCACGAAGTATTATGAAGGCGCGATCGAGTGCGACCGTTGCAACGGGAAGGGAATCTATATCATTGGCGTTTGCAACGGAAAGCCCGTTCCCTCTTGGGTCGACCAAGGCTTGTGCTTCAAGTGTGGCGGTTCGGGCAAGGTTCACGAAAAGTGGAAAGAGTACACCCCCGAATACGAAGCGAAGCTCGAGGCAAAGCGCAGGGCGAAGGCAGAGGAAAGGGCAAAGGCATACGCAGAGGAAGAGGCACAGAGAGAGGCGGAGCGCAAAGCCAAGGAAGAAGCCGAGCGCATAGCAAGGGAGCAGGAAGAAGCCGAGGAGAGAGCAAGGAAGGCAATCTCGAAGCACATCGGAGAAGTTGGGGACAAGATAGGCCTTGACGTCATCCTCGAGAAGAGAGCATGGTTCGAAGTTCCTTCGTTCAGAGGTTACGGAAGGGACACGATGTACGTTTACACCTTCCGCGACGAGCAGGGCAACGCGCTTGTTTGGAAAACGGGCAAGGGACTTGTTTATGAGAACGGGACAAAGGTTCACCTTGCAGGACAGATCAAGGCACACGACGAGTACATGGAAGAAAAGCAGACAGTTCTCACAAGGTGCAAGGTTAAGGCGGGGGAGTGATTTCTCCCCCCAAGCAGAAAGGAGTAGAAAATGACAACAAGAGAAACATTGAACAACCTTCCGAAGAAACACAGAGAATATCTTGAGAGGCTCAAGTCAGACCTCGTAATCATCAAAGAGAGGCAGGATTCGCAGATGTACGCCGAATATAGAGCGGTCGCAAAAGGGTACATCAAAGCCCTTGTGGATTGCGGAGTGATTGAAAATTTCAAAACCCTTTGGACTTGGTTCACACTTTGAGAGGGGGCGCGAAAATGATTGATTCATGGTATGATAGACACACGCGGGATTTTGTTATTCAAAAGAAGAACGAGGCAGGCGATCAGATCGGCGAGGCGGTGAGGGTCGGCAACAAGTCCGAGAGAGACTATCTCGTCGACCTAATGAGGCAGGAAGAGAGGGAAGAAATGGAACTCGACAATTACATCACCTTGACGGAGTGGGCGAAGGAAAAGGGAATCCACCCCGACACGGCAAGACAAAGAGCGTTGCGCGGAGCATTTCAGACGGCAAAGAAATTCGGCAATATATGGGTCATTAGCAAGGACGAGCCACTAATCGACCATAGAAAGAAGGAGAGGGATTGAAACCCCTCTCCCTTTTTTATCCGATTAAGTGAATCGCGTCGAGTTGACGATTTGCCCGTTCCTTTGCTTCCTTCATCCTATGGAGATAAATCTCTTTTGTGATTTTCGAATCAGAATGCCCGAGACGGGCGGAAATCTCTTCAAGCGGATAATTGCATTCGGCGAGTTTGGAACAATGCGTGTGACGCCAAATATGGGGCGTGACGGCGCGATTCAAAACACGTTCCGAGACTTCCTCAAGATATTTTCTGTATGCGTAGTATTTCAGACGCCCGCCGTCCACATCGGGAAAGAAAATCTCCGATTCATACCCGAAAACGTCCGCCTGCCATTTTGTGTATGATCTGATCTCTTCCAAGACCTCGCGGAGTTCCGCTTGAATGAACACGTCTCTTTTACTGTCAAAACTCTTGGCGGACGTGATGACCTTGTTGTTTGCGTCATAAGTCTTTGTAACGTGAATATACTTCCCCCAAACGTCGACGACATCAAGGGCGATGAACTCGCCGACGCGCAAGCCCGAAAGGAGCAAAGCTCGGGAAAGAAGTTCCCACCGCTTTTCGGTCATAGCAGAGAGAAGTTTCTTGACCTCTTCCGTCTCAAGGAATTTGTCTTGAATCCGTTCCTTTTTCGGGCTATCGGCGAAAGGCGTCAATTTGTCGAAAACCTCTCGGGATTTGACGAGGTCGTTTCTATACGCCCAAAGCCAAAAGGTCTTGAATATCTTTAAATACCCGTTGAGGGTTCGGTTCGGCTTGCCCGATTCAAGAAACTTCTTTCTGATGAATCCCGCGGTCACGTTCTCAAGGAATGCGTCTCCCGTGACTTCGAGGATTGAGCCGAGGGAAATCCGAGCCTTGCGGACGGATGACGGCTTGAGGTTCTTCTCGATGTCTTTCAGATAAAGCCCGACCGCCTCGGAGAACAAAAGTCTTTTGAAAGTTATCTTTTGTATTTTCTCTTGAAGCCTCTTAAACGCCTCTTGTTCAGCTTTTAATCCCTTGCCCTTAATCTTCACCGAGGCAACCTTTGAAAGCCCCGTCTCGGGCAAAATAACGCGCTCTTGGACGTAGTCTTTATATTTCCACATTCTCCGCCCCTTTCTGAAATGCTTCGGCGTATTTCACGAGCCTTGCGACCTGCGGGGAGACAATGAGTTCGTAGGGTTCGACGCCGAGTGCTTTCGCAATTTCTGCAACTTTTGTCTGCGGTATATCCATTTCGCCTTTTTCAATCTTGTAAATCGAAGAAGCAGGGTTGACGCCGTTCACATACCCCGCCTTGATCGCAAGTTCGCGTTGCGTAATTCCTAACTTCTCACGATAATATTTGACCCTGTTTCCGAAGCCCTTCAAGTAAATGATTCTTTCATCTTCCGTCATTTTCGTTCACCCCCTTTCGTTTTCTTCATTTTACCGAATAACGCCACAATTTACAAATTTAAAAAACTTTTGTAAAAATAGTTTGACAAGTTATAGCGTGTAGGGATATTATCGGAATAACGGCACAGGTTATCGCCGAATACATCGAAAGGAGAAAAGAGAATGACAGACAGCAACAAGTTTCGGGCGGTGATCGCAAGGAACGGTCTCAAGTTTTGGCAGGTTTCCTCAATGCTCGGCATATCTCCGCAGAGCCTCTACAACAAGATCGGGAACGCGACCCAATTCACACAGAGTGAACTTGCCAAGTTTCGAGAAATATTCCCCGACGTTACCGACGACGAGTTCTATCAGATTTTTTTTGCCGAGAAAATAACGGCAGAGGCTAATTAATGCGGTGGCTTTCACCGTCCGACATTCAAACCACTTTCGGAATCAAAAAAACGATGACCTACGAGCTTTTGAAAGAGTATGAGGCAGAGGGTGGCGAGGTTGTACGGATTGGCAAACTCCGCAGGGTATCAGAGGAACTATTCACAAACTTTTTGAGAGAGAGAAGCAGGCATGAAACACAATCTTGAAATCATCTTCACATTTCTTTTCGGAATCCTTCTTGGTCTCGTGATCTTCGGGACATTTCAAGCCCACACTCACACGCAGACCGAACCCCAAGAGCCAAAAACCGTATATGTCTACATCGAGACGGAGAAGGTCGTCGAAGTTCCTGTCGAAGTCGAAGTCCCCGTCTATGTCGAGGAAGATTTCTTCCGAACCCTCACCGATGACGACGCCTACTATCTGCGCGATATGGCTATGAGAGAGGCAGAGGGCGAAGGCGTCGAGGGAATGCTTTGGGTGATGTATTGCATGGAATGCAGGCGGAAGGCTTTCGGCGGTTCTTATGCGGACGTTTGGCGGTCAGACGCTTTCGCTTCTTCTTGGAGCAGACGGGGAAGGACACCGAACGAGGACGCTCTCGAGGCTCTCGCACTCTTCGAGGAAGGGTGGAAACCCGAACCGCTTTATTTCAGATGTGGAAATTATCACTCATTCGGGACACCGCTCGCAAAGGTTGGCGCGCACTACTTCTCGAGTAAATGAAAGGAGAACAAAACATGGCAAGAAACCCGAAATTGATCGGCAACAAATCGGACGGCTACAACTACAAATATACATCGCTTGGAGACCTCGTTCTTGAAGGCGTAGAGCTTCCGCCTATGAGGATTTCAACCCTCACAGACGGCGCAGGAGACCCCGTTCTCGATAGCAAGGGAAACCCGATTGAGTACATCGAGGCAGAGACCGAAAAAGGGTGGGTCAAAGGCGCGAGAGTGGTCATTCCTTCGGGAAATAAGCAGAACGAGGCGCAGACGTACGGGTCGGCGATTACATACGCGAGACGTTATACCGCGTTAATGCTTCTCGGTATCGCCTGCGACGATGACAACAAGATTGAAGTTCACTCGAAGGAAGAGGCACTCGCGCAGGAACTCGAAATGAGGAAAAAGGAACTCGAGGAACTCTA